TGCTTCTCGAAATAGTAAGACGCATGTCAGTTGCGGAACCAACACACACGTACCTGCAGTCTGTGTCTACACAGGCCAATCATTCTCCGGGAGGAGGGTAGATCGTAACATCTGTGTGCCTCAAGGCACAGTCTACAGATCGATAAGATTACCGACGCAGGACGACCGGGCGAAAACTCCTTAAGGAGGTCGCCTGGAAATCATCCTTTGGCACAGCTCTAGTGTCCAATTTCGCAAGGTTGCTAGCCTTACGATAAAAGGAGTAGTTTTTTCTAACGGCTCTCGCTTCCATTTTGGAGGGATCTCTCTCATCCTTTGGAAGTAGTGTTTTCAACGTCTCTTGGAAGAAGGACGTGATACACATATACTTGGAGACTAATGATTGTTCGACCTCTAGGTCGTAATCGTTGTCGTAAAGCAGACGCTGAAAGGGTCTCTTCTGACAATTGTCAGGACAAAGTTCCTTTAGCTTATGTTCCGCGATACGCCACGTAGCCCAATCCCGTTTATTCGGTAATGGCTGAACATCATAGCCTTGATTTAGCAAGCGCCGTGCCTGATAGAGAACTCGGCAATCCGAGTCACTGGGTTCATCGGGTATCATACCCAAACCGCCCGCATACCTTGGTAACCACCAACTTCCTTTAAAGTTTCTTAACTTGTTTTGGTTGTTGTAAAGGAACCTGAGGCGCGTACGGGCCCAGATGTCGTCCGGACAGGAGGATTTAAGTTGGTTATAGCGTTCTGCAACATCGCACAGAAGGCCACCATCAACCTCCGTCCCTGTGGACGATCTCTTCAGTCCCCTTAGTAGACCCATATTTACGAATGGCCTTAGGATCCACTGCCCGTGGGTGTGATCGAAGTGTTGGGAATTAATCACTGCAAATTTATTAGTGAAATAAGTTTTCCCAAGCGACGAATCAAGACCTGCAACAGAGCAGCAAGCTAGCCACCAATCGTAATAACGCTTATCTTTCGTTTCAACCAGGTTGTCATCCCCATTAATCAACATAGGAATGTCAGACAGTCTAAATCTTTTCTTCTCTACTATTTCATACGACCAACGGCACAAGGCCGCGTTCGCAAGGCAAAGGAAGGGAAAGGAGATAATACTGCCCATGAGCTGGCCCGTCGCCTGTTCAGCACGACCCCCTTCAAGGGTTTCGTGTTCGAACACGTGACCGGTTAACGCCCTCCTAGAGAGCGTGACCAGTTCATCCGGTAAGTCAAGGACTGTCGCCAATTCATCGAGAAGGGTTTCCGATACCCAACTGTATAATCGGTCTGTCGATGACACGTAATCACCTGAACAAAAGTAGCTGCGCAAATCATGCCCACAAACCTCCTCAATATCTTCGACCGTAACCGGACGTCCAATTAAACGGAACGTCGGATGGTCCTTGAGGGTGCCCCATAAGAACTGCTGAAAAGTCTTAAGGACGAAGTAAGTGGCAGGTGGCCCCTTTGAAATCACTCTAATCTTGAGTGCCTCTGGGAGGGCGACCGGTTTCACCACCGGCTCCTCGGTCATGGCATACCGAAAAGCGCGCCAGTAAAAATCACGATAGGCAATGTCTACATCATGGAAGTCCAATTCATACACTATAGTCTCTAAAGACTCATGAGGGTTTATAATCTCCTCTATTCCACGCTGGCCGTAAAGCTCAGTTTGGCGATCGTAGATTACCCCAAGGTGTTGTTTGACTCCCACAATAGGAGTAGAAAGGCCCTTCAAAAGGTCGGACTCTTCTAAGAAAAATCCAACCCCACCTCCCTTACCACGACTATTGTTGTAGTTCGATGAGGTGGACGGAAACGCGGGAGCGCTCATTTCAGCGACACTAAATCGCTTATGTGCAAACATCTCCCTGGCGGTCCGTCTCAACTGCGCCTTTGCAGCTGTGACGGACAAGTCGATCGTCGTCTTTCTCGGGGCAGGCATAGCATCCCACCCTTCTTCGAAAGCGAGCCACCGGCATTCAAGCATGAATGCGACGGTAACCGACTTTTTCCGACCGTAATGCGCGGGGCTCCAAGGAACCGGTTCATCTGCACCATAAATATAGTGCAGCCGGTTATCTATCCACTCCTGCTCCTCTAGGGGCAGGGCCTGATAAGGTATAGTGGGTACCCTTTGAGCTCTCACCGTCGACAATTCTCGTACCATCGCCGCTTCGGCCTGACGTAAGTCAGAGTCCAGAGCACGAGGCATCCCCTTCTTAGCCATTAAAATGGACAATAAGAAAGTGGGGGACACCTTGGCGAGTCGCCTAAAGAACTGACCGATGACGCCACCAAACAGGTATCCGGGATGGTCCCTTTCGAGACCTTCCGGGACCTGTGGCATCTCCTGCTTTTCCCAATGGTTAAAGAACGCAACCGTCTTGTACTTAAAGTACTTTACGATACTTTGCGAGGTCGAACCATGGTAAGTGAAGAAGCGCATACAGTTTTTGAGGGAGGTGCAGAGACCCTTAGCATAGCTTTGGGCAAACTCTGAACCTTGACGAGTAGCTGGTGTATCCATACCATAAAGGACTCCTATTTCTAGGAGGCACTTAAGGCACTGGATAGCGAAGGTAACAACTTGGGGATCGAAATTACGTTTCGAAAGGTATTCTGAAAAGGTACCCTTCGGTATAAGACGCGACTCCCGAGTGTCGACTTTTACTTCCGTACTATTGGAAGGCGAACTAGACACAGATACACTCGAATTCTCTGCGTTAGCTCGGGCCGTTTGATTTCTTTTCTTAAAGGACATTAAGG